TGTGTGAGTTTCAGAAATTTGTTAAAGCTATGATGTATGGTGACGATAACATCATGAGTGTGCATGAGAGCATACCGTGGTTTAATCATACTGCTATCCAGAAAACCCTGGCTCTAGTGGATATTACCTATACAATGGCTGATAAAGAGGCATTGTCAGTACCATATATATCAATCAGCGAGTGTTCCTTCCTAAAAAGAGGGTGGCGCTTTGATGAGGATATTGGTGATTGGGTTGCTCCATTGGATCCTGATTCTATTGACAAAATGTTAACCATTCATGTGAAATCAAAAAACATAACGGATCAACATCAATCTATTGAGGTTATTGGCACGGCTCTGCGCGAGTATTTCTTTTATGGTAAGGAGGTATTTGAACAGAAAGAAGCCATGTTTCGTGATATTGTTGATGAGTGTGACTTGAATCTTTATGTAGATGATTCTACTTTTCCTACATGGGATTCATTAAAAAAGTCCTTTTATGACAAATCCATTCATTTGGGTCTGTCTTAAGGTAAGCCACAGGAGTAAACCTATCAAATCCATCACCTAGTGAAGTAATCTAGGCTGAGTAAACAGTAAACCAGAATGCTACTGTAAAAGCACCTTATATGTGGTTTAACTGTCCCTTTATTGTAAAATTATGTTGCGTCTTCGTATCGTGAGGAGCTCGGCTGTGGAACCGAGCAAAGTTATATGTCAAAACTAGATTTGACATCGAGTGTCTCCCAGGGAGGGAGATCATCTTGTTCAGATGGAAAACGAACAATTGATTCATGTATTACTGAGGCCACTGGTCAAGTGAAACGTGCGGTCACTATGTGTGAATGTGATGAATGTTTTAGTCAATGTTGTGTTGTACAGTCAGATGTGCTGGAATTGAGTAAAGGTCGTTTATTTGATCTATTCTCACCAGAAACTGTTGCCCTTCAATCATTGTTGATGGAAGAGTTTGATGTTCAGGCTGATGTCATGTCAGACATTACGCCTACTGCGGGTTCTATGGCTAAAACCAC